GCCCGTCCGGTCACCAACCTGACCGCGAGCGCGGTCTTCGGCAAGGGCGTCCACTTGGTCGGGGAGAACGACCACGTGGACTTCGCCCGGCCCATCATCGACCAGTTGGACCATTTCATGGTGGGCATCGAGAGCAGTATCTACGGGGACAATTTCATCCGCATCTTCGACGCTCCCCCGGACAGCGGCCGTCCGGTCGACGTCGCGCTCATCCCCCCGGTGACGATCGCGGACAAGATCACCGCGGATGGGAACGCGATGGAGCCGACGGCGTACGTCCAGAAGTTCAGCAACGAGCAGAAGGGCGAGTCGATCCCGGCCTCCGACATGGTGCACGCGATGGTCAACGCGGTCTCGAACTCGCTGTTCGGCAACAGCGACCATTTGCACTTGTTCTACTGGTACGACCTCTACGATTCGATGACGGAGGAGGCGGACAAGCGCCGGCTTTTCGCCTCCCAACCCATCGGGAAATTCACGGGCGTGAACATGCGCTACCGGACGCAGCTGAAGACGCGGATCAACAAGGTCGCGCGCGACAAGGACCAGAAGACGGGCCTGCGCCGGAGCCTGCCGCCCGGGACGCAGCTCATCCTCCCCCCGGGGGCCGACTACGTGTTCGCGGAGCCGAGGGGGGCCTTCGACCTGGAATCGATGCTGAACCGGATCGCGCTCATCATCGCCATGGCGGCGGAGGTGCCGATCCACTGGCTGAACCTGGGGAAGGACGTGAACCGCGCCACCAGCACTAACATGACGTTCCCGTTCATCAAGAAGATCCAGCGCCGTCAGGAGATATTCTCGCGCAAGTACGAGGAACTGCTGCGCAAGTCGTTCGCCCGGCTGAAGGCGCAGCGCGAGAAGGGGGAGAAGTTCCGGAGGCTGCCGAGCGCGAGGATCCTCGCGGCGGACGAACTGGACGTGCGCGTGGAGTTCCCGCCCATTTTCGACTACGAGCTGGAGGACGTGGAGCGGGCGCTAAAGTCGGTCACGCTCCTGTACCAGCAGGGACTGGTGAGCCACAAGACGGCGGTGGACACGGTGTGCAAATACCTCGGGCTCGACGTGGAGGAGGAGGAGCGATTGTTGGATGAGGAGCGGGAGAAGGCGGAGACCGCGGAACAGGAGTACAGTCCGGTCGACCGTCTGGTCCAGGAGATCGGGAGCATGGTGAGCGACGGCGACATCGACCGGGACACGGCGAACCGGATGATCGAGAAGTTGACGAAGGCGTGAGGGCTAAATGGCCGACATCACCGGCGCGATAGCGCGTGCCACCGACAAGGCGGTCAACGAGTACGGTCGCTATACGGAGCAGCAGATCGGGAAGCTCACCCGCCATTACCGCGAGGCGCAGAAGCAGGTGCTCGCGAGGGTGCGCGAGTTCAAGGGGGACCTGGGGGGAGCGGAGCGCGTCGCCTCCGTGCAGCATTTCGAGGCCATCGAGCGGGAGATCGCAATGGAGATGGGCGTGCTCCAGCGGCGCACGCAGGCGCAGCTCAGGGAGATGATGGGCGGCGCGGGCGAGCACGGAGTCAGGGCGGGTGAGCAGCAGCTCTCCGCGCTCCTGGCGAATATCAAGACCGATCTCTCGCCCTCCTATTCCCTCATCAACCGGGACGCCATCGAGGTCTACACCAACTACGCGCTCCAACTCACCGACGCCGACACGATCCAGGCGCTCCGCCAGATCCAGGGGAGGCTCCGCCTGGGGCTGATCCAGGGCGACACCATCGGGAAACTCACCACGGACATCCGCCAGATGATCGGAGCGGAGTTCCGCAAGCCCAACAGGGCGCTCACCTACAAGGCCGAGAGGATCGCGCGGACCGAGATGGCGCGGGCGTACCAGACGGGGCACCATGCGTACGGGAAGAGCGTGGATTGGATCATCGGGGAGAGATACCTGACCAACCCGATCGGTCCCTGGCCATGCCCCGAGTGCGCCGAGCTGGACGGGCACGAGTACTATTTCTCGCGCGGGGAGGCGGCCCCGATTCCGAAGCATCCCCAATGCCGCTGCTACTCCACCCATATTTTCCGCCAGGACATCTTTACCAAGGAGGAGTTGGAGCAGATTCGCCAGCAGGCCGGGGTCTTCGCCCCGGTGCGCGGAGCGGTCGCGCCTCCGAGAAGAGGGCATTTGCCGATTCATGGAAGGGAGGAAGGGGTTGCTAGGATAATGGCCGACGCAAAGGCGGCTGGCGTTAATTTGACGCAGAAAGGGGCGGAGAACATGTTCGATGCGATATATTCGTACACGAGCATGGCTTATGAACCGATTCGACATTATCAGCAATTCGGTTTTCAGGCAGTAGTCGATCATTGGTCGAAAGGAATTGCCACTACTGCCAGAAAGTATGCTAATGCGATTGAAAAATATCTTCGATTTGCCCCTAAGTTCAACGGGAAAATCATGCGTGCCGTACCTAGTAAGGCGCTTTACGGAGAATTTTCGAAAGCTTCTGCCGTTGGCAAGACCGTGGACATGAGGGGTTTGGCATCGTGGACGAGCGAGGCTGACCAGTTGTGGGGATTTTCTGACGCGGCCACGAGGACGAACGTATTTTTTGAGCTTACCCAAACGGGAAGGGGCAGTTCTGTCATGCACATGTCGCATATTTCCGATGAGATGGAGGTATTAGTTTCGTCTAAAGCGAAATATAGGATCGTGAAGACCGCGTCAAGGGTCGTGAAAAATCAGAATACCGGCAAAAACATCGAAGCACTTTTTGTCACCGTAGAGGAGATATAAATGAGGAAGAAAAGAACAAAGAAAGATATCGAGGCCAGGATCAGGAGCAATGCGATTATTGACGTGTGGGACAAGTACGGCCGCAAGGTCATCGAGGACGGGAAGGCGGTGAAGGTGCGGAGGAAGGCGTGACCTCGCACTTGCTGCAATGCCCGCGCTGCGGCCACATATCCGTGGCGCAGGACGGGGCCCTGATGGTCATGGCGCTCTGCCCATATTGCGCCTACGGCGAGGTCATGGAAAAGTACAGGGAGGACGGGGTCGCGGTTGAGATCGAGGTTCCGGTCATCGGCCGTCAGGACATGCTCGCGAATTTCCTGATGATGGGGGTGCTGGATGGACAAGGAAGAGCTGAGGGGGAAGGTGGTCGGGAAGATGATGGAGTACAGGGGGTTGCTGAACAAGCGCTACACGGCGGCGAACTACGTGGACATCGACCGGGCGGGCCCGGCGCTCGCGGACGAGATCATCGACCTCGTGCTCGGCTCCGGCCAACGGGAGAAGGAGATACTGGAGGGGAACCGTCCGATGGCCTACGGTGACGGGACGTGACCGCGATCCCCATCCCCCACGGGCAGGTCCTCGTGCATGAGCGGGACGGCGTGGCGCACGTGGAGATACGGCCGGGGTTCGGCTACCGGCTCGGGGTGCTCGGGGCCACCAAGGAAGGCGGGAGCGTGAGCCAGGCCGCGCGTGTCCAGCTCTACCCCGACATGGAGCAGCGCTGGCGGGATATGGAGGCGTGCCATGCGGAGCGCGGGGCCAGACGGTTCGGGGCGACGCAGGCGAGGCGGATGGGGAAGCGGTTGGACGAGGCGCTGGCGAGGGGGGCGTGATGCCGCTGCCGATGGTGACCGACGAGGCGTTCAAGGCGGCGATGAACAATTGGAACCACATGCGCACGCGCGGCGAGAACCCGTTTCTGAAGACGCTCGACACCATGTCCGGGGAGAACCCGATGTTGATGCTCTCGGCGCACGGGTTCTTCAAAGGCGACCCGCCGCTCGACTTCCTCACCGGGATGGCGTTCGTCTATTCGCTCCTGAAGATCCAGCACGAGCTGGACGAGATCAAGACCATGAGTCGATAAATTATTACCCGGTAATAATATGAGCAAGTACATGAGGTGGCTCAGCGGCCAGAGGGGATTCGACAGGGCACCGGAGCGGGAGATACGCTCGAGGATGCTGAGGCGGTTCCCGGAGCTGCCGAGCCAGAGGGCGCTCTCGCTCATCCTGCTGTGGAAGCAAAGGCAAGGGAAGCGGGGGCATGATACGGGATGATGGATTAGAGGAGGGGGAATCCTGAAGCTCAACTGCGGAACCGAACCCAGGGACGGGTACACCACGATCGGACTCGACCGCGCCTGCGACGTGGTTTGGGACGTGGCCCATGGTTTCCCGTACGGTGATTCGTCCGTGGAGATGGTGCGCCTCTCCCGCCTCCCCGATGCGGACGGCGCGGCGTTCCTGCTCTCCGATGCGTGGCGCGTGCTCCGTCCCGGGGGGATGCTCGTCGTTGACGCTGCGGTCGGTAGCACTTGGGACCCGGACACGTTGCTGCGCTTCTGCCTCGACGACCGGAGGGTGCTGCATTCGATCCGGGCGAAGTTCAGGGTGGAGCGTCTGGAAGACCATCAGGAAGGCGACGGGCACCGGGTGCGCGCCTGGCTCACCGCTGAGAAGGGCAAGCGGCACCATGAGGATCTGATGGCGCACGTGCGCAATTCCATCCTCTACGTGCGCATGTCGGGTGAGGGCGCCGGCTCCCCCAAGGGCGTGCTCGGCATCCGCCACGGGGTATGTGGTGACGGGTGCCTCCAGCTCCACGTGACCGGGCTCACGCCTGACGGGGAGGGATTGCTGGCGGGGCGCTCGAAGGGGATACGCCGTGCCGCGCGGAAGGGGGTGCGCGCCCTGCGCGGCCTCGGATTGGGACGGTTCGGGTCACATTTCGACTTCCGTCTCCTGCAGGATTCGAGGACGGGATGGCAGGGCGGGGAGATACGATGCGGGGGATCAGCGGTCGAGTCGTGGGAGCCGGGCGAGCCGTCGCCGGTGCGGTTCAAGGCGGTGGAGACGGGGCATCCGGGGCCGATCATCTTCGTGGGGGAGAGGGAATGGATGGCCAGGGGCAGGGAACCGCAGGTCATCGACGGTTCCATGCTCGTGCTCATCGACACCTTCCGCTGGGTGGCGGAGAGCGTCCAGAGGCCGGAGGCGCACGACATCACGGTCAGGGGCGCGAAGGACTCCACGTTGAACGGTGTGTGGCGGTTCCGCCACCGGAGGACGGACGCCGGCGGCGGATGGACCCTCCAGATCACGAAGAGCTGACTTGCCCCCTTATTGACATTTTGTGATATTGTGCTATAATATATAGTGTAATACCATCAAGAAGAAGGAGAGAGAAGATGACCAAGACTATCATCATCCCGGAAGCCTTGAAAGCCATCGGAGGCAGCGAGTGGATCAGGGGAGACAAGCACCGCATTTATTTCAACGACCTCCCGAAATGGTATGGTCTCCAATACACCACCTACAACACCGGCAACGTCAAATCAGCCCAACTCGATGGCCAGCCCATCAGCAACAGTCAGGCGCGGGGGATCATCTACGGACTGGACAAGATCTGGTACGATGTCAAAAACGGTGATTTCTCCTATCGCGGTGACCCCGAATACTGCGAAAAGGCTATTGAGAAAATCAAGGCGGAAGCCGAGAAAGCGGATGTTCCGCCAGTCCCGGAAGTCGAAGAACTCACTTCCGAAACTCCTCCCGCAGATGGCGCATACATACTCGCAGACGAGAGTGGCCAGGTGATAGGGGCGTACCCCATCCAAGATGCACCGCCCTTTGATGAGGTAATCGCGCAACAGC